GGCGCAGGACCAAGCACGGGCCCGGCGCGCGATGCGGGCGCCGAACCGGCAGCCCCGCTGGCGAGCGGTGATGCGGCGCGTGCGGCTGGCGCAGGCGGCGGTGGCAGCGGGCCGCCGGGGGGCCCAGGGGCGCCTGCGCAGGGCCCTGGCGCAGGCGAGCCTCCTGGACGACGTGCCAATGCAGCCCAGCCGCGGGCGCGGAGCTGGGCGTGGACGCTGAACAACCCGACGCCAGCGGAGAAGGGGCTCATGCAGGAGCAGCTCCCGCAGGTCCGCTACCTCTGCTACGCGCTGGAGCAGGGCGAGCGGGCGGAGACGCCGCACCTGCAGGGCTACGTGGCGTTCAAGCAGTCCATCACGCTGTCGGCGATCAAGGCTGGCTTCGGGGGCCGCTGGCGGCGGGCGCACCTGGAGGTGGCGAGGGGCACGGCCGCCCAGAACAAGGCCTACTGCTCGAAGCAGGTGACGGACACGAACCCGCTCTTCGAGTGGGGGGACATACCGACGGGCAACGGCGAGGGGGGCCGCTCGGACCCGCTGGACGCGATGTGCCTCGAGCTCCAACTGGGCCACTCGATGGTCTCGGTGGCCTCGGAGAACCCGGCGACGTGGGTCCGCAACTACTCTGGTCTCCGGGCCTTCCGGCAGCTCGTAGTTCCGCAGCGGGACTTCTGGAGCAAGATCTACTGGTGCTGGGGCCCGAGCGGTTCGGGCAAGTCCCGCTGGGCGCACTCGCTGGCGCCGAGGGCGGAGACGTACGTCAAGGAGCCGGACCCGTGGTGGGACGGCTACGACCCGCTGCAGCACAAGGTGGTCATCATGGACGACTTCCGCCCGTGGCAGCCGCTCACGACCTGCTTCACCCGCCTGCTGCGGGAGCTGGACCGCTACGCGTGCACGGTGCAGTACAAGGGGGGCTCGACGCAGCTCCTGGCGGAGACGATCGTGATCACGACGCCGCTGCCGATCGAGGCGACCTTCAAGGACTGCGACGAGGTGCTGGAGCAGATTCACCGCCGCATCCGAGAGTCGGGGGGGCGCGTGATCCAGTTCCCGGCAGCCCCGGGAGCCGTCCCGGAGCTGGGGGAGCTCGGGCGTGTCGCTTTGGTAGCGCACGTCCCTGCCGCTGCTGCCGCGCCGCCGCCGCCGCCGCCGCGTCCGCCGAGCGTAGTCGTCGGGTCTGGAGCTCCCGGGCCTGGCTTCACGCGCAGCTCCGCGCCGTCCAGTGGGCCGGCCTTGGCCCACAAGTTCTGGAAGTGCCCCGCATGCGGCTCCAGCGCCAGCGCGTCTTCGTCTTCGGACCTCTGCTCGGACTGCGCCCAGTCCCTGCGCTCCTCCGGGCCGTCGAGCAGCGGGAGCGTGACCGAGCCGCTCTCGGGCTCTGTCACCCCGGCGAACTCCCGCTCGCCGAGTGGTGGGCGCAGTACGGAGGCAACGCTGGCGCGGGCTCTGGCGGAGCAGGCGGCTCGTCGTGTTGAGGCGCGGCACAACCTCGAGCGCGAGCTCCGCGTGCAGCACCTGCGGCAGGCCATCGAGCGGCGGCGCGCGCACATCGCCAACCTGCCGGCGGGTGACGACCCGCGCCACGTCGCGCAGCTGCAAGCTGAGGTGGTCCAGCTGCAGCGCGAGCTCGGCGAGCTCGCGCCGCCCGCGCAGACCGTCGCGGACTCGGACGCCGAGCTCATCCTCTCGTCGGACAGCGAGGAGGAGCGTGAGAGCGTTCTCGCGGCGCGCGCGCGGCGGCGGCGCACGCGCGAGATCTGGCGGGCGGCTGGGGCGTTCGTGGACCTGGAGGCGGGCGAGCGGTCCCCGCCGCGCAAGAAGGGACGTCGGGAGTGAGTGTGTGGGGGTGTGTGGGGGTTGTTTCCGGGCCTGCGCAGGCTCAGTTTTTCACCTGGGGGGGTTTTCTGAGAGAAAAGCGCACCTTAATCGCCTGGCGCACACCCGTACCTAGACCTAAAGGTCTCACCCAGACCTGTGGCCCGGACCCCACACTCCCCCCCACGAACACTCACGGCTGGTCCGCGTACGACTGCAGGATGCGAATCTGGATCTCGCGGCTCGCACCCGGGACGGCAGTCACATTGTTCACCTTGATGTAGGCGGGGCCCATCGCGGACTGGATGAACGCGGCGTTCGAGGTGTACCGGGTACTGCCTGACACATTCCCGACCGTGAACACCGTGTCGTCGTAGCGGTCCGCAACGATCTCACCGTTCGGGTACCACGGGAACACCGCGCAGTTCGCAGGGTGCGCAGCGACCGTCGTCTCAGGCTCGAAGTTGGTGGCCGACGGCGTGGCACCCGGCGTAGTCATACGTGCGACCAGCGAGACCTCAAACACAGTCCCCACGGGCAGGCCGCGGATGACGAGGTGATTCGTGTCCACGGCCCCGGAAGGATCGACACCGAGAGAAATGTCCTTCTCGTCCAGTCGATCACCAGTGTTCGCCGCGTGCGTCCAGCCGCCAGCTGCCATCGACATGGCCGTCAGAGCGTCAGAGCCGTTCTGCTGGTAGATGACGGCATCCGGCGCCGCGAAGTACGGCGGCACCTGCGCCTTCGTCAGGACGAACTTGTACCGCACGTAGAGGTCGCCGACGGGCTGCTGGGCCGTGCTCGCAGCCGCCGGCTGCCCGTGCGTCATGATGTGCAGCGTGCCCAGGTCGTTCAGGCGCGGGTCGCCCTCAGCGCCCTGGCGATGGGTGTTGTACCACTCCATCTGACGGTTCTTGCGCCGCACGTCGCACATCATCGCGATCTTGCTGGCCGGCGTCCCCACCGACACGCCGTAGTTGTTCAGGAACGCCTGCTTGTCGGGCGGCGCGATGCCGCGCGCGTTGTAGTCGATGTAGAGTGCCACGGTGCCGAGCGCCGAGCCCTCCGTAGTGTACGTGCCGCTCGTAGGCACGTACTCGTACGACACGAATACCGGCTTCCACTGGTCCCAGTTCTGCGCAGCCTGCGACAGCCACGGGAACGACACAGGATCAGCCGGGTTCACGGGGAAGGAGTCCACATGGTACTCCTTGTGCGACAGCACGGTCCCGATGAACTCGCGCATCTCGATCACCGTGGACGGCTGATTGGGCGTGTTGCGCCCGGCAGCGCGCGGGCGCATCGAGAACGCCTGGACGCGCTTCGCCAGCGCGCCCTTGCTCGTCCACTTGCGACGCTGACGAGCTGCAGACCGCATCACGCGGCCAGCGTAGCTCTTGCGAGGGCGAGGAGGAACCATCGTACTCAGCGGGTAGTCCTTGCGGCCTTGTCCGGAGAAGTGGCGAGGCAGTGCCTGAACGCTCGGACGATGAAGTACGCGGCTAGAAGCAAAGCCAGCTGCACGCGGCGGCGAACGCTGGTACGCGGGGGGCGAACGGGAGGGCGGGGCGGCGTACTGGGAGCCGTCGGAAGCTGCGGCCTCTGCGGCTGAACGAGCGCCGGAGCGAGGCGGAGTCGAGGGGGGAGCGAGGGAGCCTACGCTGCTAGAGCTAGGCTGAACGAGCTGGCGCGGAACGGAGTAGTCCCACTTGCTCTCGGTAGGCTCAGGTACGAACCGGCGAGAACGACGCTTCTTGGTAGCGCCCTGAGACCAACCCTGCTCGGGATTGAAGTGGAACTGGTTGTGGAGCTTCTTGATCGCCGGCTTGACGACCTCGTTGACTGCGAACTTGTACGCAGGACGCACGAAGGTCCCTGCGATGAACGGAGCCGCCGTTTTTGGGCGGGAAGGACGGCGGGGGGAGAGGGGGGGGGGGGGGGGGGGGGTGTAACCCCGCCCTAGTGGTTTTCCCGGTGCAATTCGCCCTACGGGTTTGGTGTCCAAAATGCCGGCGTCGCACCGGCATCGCATCGCACCGGGGGGGGGTAATACTGGCCCCCCCCCGGAAAATTCCGTAGAATTTTCTTGGAAAACCGTCAGTACGCGCGCTCGTCGTGATAGGTCCCGTGTGGGGGCCCCTCGCGCGCGCGCGCGCGCGGGGGCCTTCGGCCCTTCCTCGCTGCGCTCGGACGCGCGCACGCACGCGCGTCCCCACACTCTGCCAGGTTGCTTGGGCCTGACCTCGCTTCGCTCGGCTCGGCACGGGCTCGCTGCGCTCGCATCTAAATGTTCTGTCGGGGTGGTGGTGAATTTCCGTAAGTGAATTCACCGTTCGCCACGGCGGCGTTCGCCGCCGTGTGAACACTCGGCGTCTCGTGGATACGCCACCAGGCCGGCGGGGTGCTGGCCCGGACGTGTCTCCCACCCCCCCTGGCGGGGGGGTCGGCTGACCGGTTACCCACCACCGAATCGGCTGACCACTTTTCCGCCGATTGCCAGACGTACAAGGTAAGGAGATTTCGGGTGACCAAGGAGAATTTGTCCTGACTCAGAGCTCGCGAGCTTTGCTTCGCGAGCGCGTGCCTCCAAATTTAAATCCCGGACGTCCTGGCCGGGCGTCCGCACCCTCAGTCTTAGATGCCGGCGGCGCGCGGGGGGGCGCTCACACCTCAACTCACCCTCTCCCCCTCTCCCCCTCTCCCCCGCTCCGCTCTCTCCCGCTCCGCTCCCTCGTGCATGCGCTCGCGCCGACTCATCGAGGACCTCTGCGACTCCGACGATGAGCTCTTCGGCGCTGCGTACTCGTCTGGGTACCCACCCGACTGGCATGTGCTACGGTGCAGTCCTGGCGAACGGGCAGCTGTACACGGACACGCTGAGCCCGACGCCGAGCGCGCTGGTGGTCTTCTCGGAGGAGGCGAACGCGACGGGCGGCGGTCCGCCTCTCCTGGTGGCGGGGCCCATGACGCGCACGCAGCACGAGAACTGGGTCCGGGCGGAGGCCTGGCCTCTCGCGCTCCGCATCCAGCGGGAGCGGGCGGAGCGGCGGCTGAGCTCGCGGCCCGTCTTCCAGGCCCTGCCGGCGGCGGCGCGCCGCGTGCTTCGGCGGGAGCAGGTGCGGCAGCCGTTCCTGCGCCTGGCGGCGGCGGCGGCGCAGGACCAAGCACGGGCCCGGCGCGCGATGCGGGCGCCGAACCGGCAGCCCCGCTGGCGAGCGGTGATGCGGCGCGTGCGGCTGGCGCAGGCGGCGGTGGCAGCGGGCCGCCGGGGG